GCTATTTCTTTAGCAGCTTTACCAGCCATGTCTGTCAAGCCAATACTTGCAGGCATTAACTGAGTAGCTATGAACTGTCCCCAATCTCCGTTTTTTAAGTGACGTTCCTTTTGATACTTACTTAAGAATACAATATCCATTAAGGCTTGTGTCCAAGCATCTGAAGCTGTATCAGCAAATGTAGAAGCGTCTGTAAAGTCTACAGTCATACCTGCTGTATCAAAGCCTGATTTAATATAATTCCTTAAGTCCTGTACAGTGGCGTTGGCTGTTCCCATTATTAAAGCGTAGCGAGTAGCGTTTACTAAGGCTTCTTGTTTATTACCTTTCCTGTATTGCTCTACAATATCCTTCCTGACTAACCCTAATTGCTTGAGCATGTAAGATTTCATGGCGTAAAAGACACGACCATTTGGTGAATTCAAATAAGCTGCTGGCATTTCCGACAAAGAGATGGGCTGTACTTCAGACAACTCGTTCCAAAGCATTAGCTTTACATTGTCATCCATCTCTCCCTTCTGTAGAGACCGCATCAAGTTTACCGTGTCGTCACCAAAGACATCATCCCATTTCTTTATAAAAGCGTCAGGGTTTTTCTGCGCTAATTTTTGATACTTGTTATAAGAAGCATTAATGAAGATACGCTTACCTGATCTGTCAATTTTAGTGAACAACGATCCTCTCATGGTTGCATCAAGAGCCTTACTAAAACCGTCTACAGACCCAAACTCCATAGATGTTCTATTTAACAATCCCATTTCTTCAGGTGTTATGCGAGAACCTTTAAGTCCTGTTGCTATTTCTTTAATAGTATTTCCCAAGCCATTGACATATACAGAACTACCTACGTCAGCTAACTGTATTGCTGCCGACCTGAAATTAGCAAGCGTGGCCATGTACTGAATGTCTCTTGCCTTTGCTAAAGTACCGTTCATGGCTGTTTCACCGCCTTCAAAACGAGCAGTAAGTAAAGCCCTTAAGTTATCTTCCTGTACGTGATTAAGTTCTCCTTTTCTCCTCATCTGTGCTAACAGCTCACCAATACTTGCAGTCAAATCTACAGTGTCTGTACCTTCCGCTTTCTTTAAAGAGTTTTGCTGATTAAAGAACTGACGTTTAGCTATTTCTTTTTCCATACGTTGCGTGTAGATAGTCAAAGCTGTAGGAGCGTCATGGTAAAACTCTCGCAGCTTAGGAGTTACTTCTTGAATAGTACGAGAAGCCTCTGTTCTTTTAGCAGGAAGTCCTGTTTTACTCCCTGCTATAATGCGGTTGTAAACCGCTGAGACTACATTGTCATCTAGCTCATCTACTTCTACACCTTTCTTTTTAGCGATCTTTGCCAAGGCTTTTTCAGCTATTGACACGCCAGCAGTGCCTACTGCTTCTTGGATACCTTCTAAGTCTTTGATCACACGAGGAAAGAAATTTACTCTCCGACCTATCTTCATTCCGGAAGCTAATGCTCTCTTGTGTATGTCGTCAAGAAGAGTTACAATTGTGCCTTCCTTCCCCTCTTTACTTTTTCTAAATTGCTTACTTAGCTGAGGGAAATACTCGTCAGATATTTTAAGTGCTGTTTTAAACTGACCGTTATTGAGAGCGTCTTGAAAGTCAAGATACTTAGCTTTAATCTCAGGGTCTTTTTCTTTTTTAAGTAAACGTGTAGTATACTGTAAAAAAGGTTGGGTCTTAGTCTGTGTATCTGCCGTATTTACAGCAGACCTGAACTCATACTCCCGCATTAAATTACCAATCTTCTGACTATTAAGTCTAATAACTTGTTGTAAAGGAGCCATCATTTGATCCCAAGCCTTTCCCACGATAGTGGTAGAAGCCATAGGGTTGCTACGGGCAGCAACTACTTTAGCAGCGTCATCTAACGTAGGTATTACAGGCGCACCTATAGTAGAGTTACCGTATACAACTAAAGCATCTTTGTTTTTTAAACCCATCTCCTTTAAAACAGCGGGAATTATTTCTGCTTCAGGAACATTAGCTACAACTTTGTCAGCTATCTTATCATTCATCTTAGCGACAACAGAGTTAGCTGCTTTAGTAGACCCTGCTTTAGAAGAAATCGCTCTTGTTTTGTTTGTTACATAATTGACTGTATTTTTAGCTTGGTTAACTGCAGCTGTTGTACTTCTTATAGGCGCAGCTACAACAGGAGTTAAAAGCCCTCCAGCCGCTGTGTATAGACCTAATGTTTTTAAGTCATAGTCTCCTGAAGTTATCTGACGCGTTAGCTCAGAAGAGGCAGCAATACCTGAACCGACCCCTACCATAGTTTTAAGTGCGCGACCAACAGGCAGTGCAGTAGTGGGTGTTCCTAGTTCAGCACTTACGTTACCGATAGTGTCGGATGTAACATCTTTACCTATTTGAGCTTGGACAGCTAAAGTATCAGCATGTCTTTCTTGAGCCTTAGATACTCTACGTTTTTCTATTTCTTGTATTCTTTCTTGAAAAGACATAGTATCTACAAAAGCATCCCCGTATCTTTCACGAGGAGACTGTAACCTAGCTCCTTCCATAGCAGCATATGCTACAGCACTGGGTGCGTCTATTGGGCCTAGATCATTACCCTCTTCATCTACCCATACAGATGTAGGAGCAAAGGCTTCGGTTGCTCTACTTAAACGCCCTAGATCAGCAGACCCTTGATCCCAAGCAGCAGCCATCTCATCTATACGAGTAATCCTTTCTCCTGATTCAGTTTCTCTGTAGTCAGAAGTATCCGTTACGCCTATCCAATCCCCTATTCTACGTAAAGGTTCAAGCATTAAAAAAGGAGAGAACTCCAAAGGACGTTGACTGCCTTCCTCTGTGATATAGGGGGTTGCCTCTAGGGTTTTTGCACTAGCTAAATCAAAACTAACAGGTTTTGCGGAGGCTAAATCAAAAGTCATTTTAAAGTACCTTAATTTGCGAGGATATAGTCTTTACCGTCAGGACTGACGTATGCTCTATTACCATCTTTATCTATTTTAAGTACGTAATCCGCAGGAACTGTTGCACCTTTTGCTACTCCAGCAGCAGTTTCTTCAGGGTCTAAACCTCCCGCACTTTCAGGGGCAAGTTTCAAACGATAAGTATTTCCCTTCAAAATACTACGTTCCTCTTTGGGAGTTTCTTCAATCCTGTTAATATACAGTTCTTGAACAGCTTGAAGCCGAGCTTCAGGTTCGTTGAGTCCATCTTTTTTTACTATTTCATTTGTTCTTGCAGCGATATCATCAATTAACTGATCTTGTTCGTAAGGCGTTAAGTTATTAAAGGCAGAGTTATCATAACCTGCTCGTTTACCTGCGTTTACTATTTGAAACCGCGCATCTTCAGAATCTTGTCTAGTGATTGTTACTCCTGCTTTAGTTTCATCTGTGTATTTTTTAGCGTCTGTAGGTAGAGCAATGTACTTTGTACTTCCGTCAGCATTTACACCTGAAGCGTACATAAGTTCTTTCGGTTGTTTACCTATTTTAGTTTCAGCAGCCCATACTGTTTCACCAGAAGGTAACACATATTTTGTAGAACTGTCTCGTGTTACGTTAGGGTCAGGAACAAGAGACTTGGCTATGGTGTTAAACTCTGTAGTGGTACTTTCTCCATAATCTCCTGCTTCTACTTCAGCATAGATAGGATGGTCATCAGGAACGCCTTGACCTTGTAATAATCTTCTTTGTGTTTTAATAGTAGCAGGTAGTTTAGCTTGTGCTTTAAGTTTTTTAGCTTCTAAGTCTCTAGCGTCACGCTCTAAGGCCATAACTATTTGTTGTCCTTGCGCTAAAGGAAGTGTCTTATCCATCACTCTCTGAGCATTATCAAGGTCTCCTAATTTAATCAAAGCATCCGATACAGCAGTCCTTGTTTTCCCCTCAAGTTCTAACTCACGTATACCCGCAGCAGTTTTAGCTGCACCAGCCAAATCACCAGTAGCTTGTTGTATACCGGCTAGTTTACGAAGATCAGCAGGATTACTCAAGTCTAACTGAGCCATCGCCATTTGTAACTGCTCTGATGGAGTCATAGTGTTTTGTCCCATCAAGCCTCGCACACCACGCTGTAAACCTTCGGCACGTTGTGCGCCAAAGGCTAACCGTTGTTGTGATGCGTTACCGCCCATTCCCATAGGATCAGGACGACTGCTGGGCATACCCGTAAGGAGTCCTGCAATATCTGTTCTAGCCATAATTTAAAACCTCAACCAAGATGGTAAATTTCCTTCTAACCAATCAATACCGCCGCTTAACAGACCGCCTTCGTTTGTTAAAAGACCGCCGTCAGGATTAAGTATTTTATTAAGTATTTGTTCCTGTATTGTAGCTTGTTGACCAAACAAAGAACCGAGGATTGCTTCGCCCTGCTGTAGCTGTAAACGATTAGCTAAGTCTTCAGCTTGCAGTCTTGCTTCCAAACCACCTAGTCCCATCTGTGTAGATAACTCAGTACCAGTCCTACGCCCAACATCAGCAAAGCCAGCAGGTACTTGACTAGCTGTTAACATAGACAAGGCTTGTTGCTGTGGTTGATAACCTGCTGCTTGTAACATACCACCCAACTGACCAGCCTGAAGCATCTCTGCTTGTGATTGCTGACGCGCACCTAAGTTAGCGCGAGCCATAGCTTCCTGACGAGCAGTCTCTTGTGCCAGTAGCTCAGGAGAAGAACCGCCATAAGCAGCAGAACCTAACCCTAAGCGCCCTTGTGACAGTAGACGCTCTTCCAGTGCTAGCCGTTGACGTTCTTCTTCAGGACGCTGTATGGCTCTCATTTGTTCGTATAGCTGCGCTTGTGCTGCGGCAGGGTCTGCACCTACTTGACCAAACAAACCACCTGCTTGCTGCTGTAGCTGCGCCTGTAGGGCTTGTTGCTCTGGTGACAGGTCTATAGCAAACCCACCAGTAGGGTCTGTAGCAATGTTAGCTAGGCCACTAGTAACAGTATAAGGCTTAAACTCTGCACCTGCTCTGGCTTCTTGAGCTAACGCTTGTGCGCCTGCTTGAGCCTCACGACCTAGCTGTTGTGCGCCTCTAATGTTTTCTTGACCTAAGTAATACTGACCGCCTGTACGCAGTAAGCCACCTAAGTCAAAACCAGAACCACCTGCTGCTTGAGGTATAACACCTGCTGAAGCTATCTGAGCATCCATAGACGCTGTGTCTAAAGGCGGTACAAAGCCTGTTAAAGCATTAGCGTTCCCGTACATATCAATAGCCATTAGTATGACCCTCCAGTAATTGTGTCAGCCGTCAGTGTGCCTGTGACGTTTACGGTAGCGGCTGTTACAGTACCAGTAAATGTAGGACTAGCTGTGTTTGCTTTAGTAGCACTCGCTATCTGTATGTTGTTCAACTCAGGGTCGATCTCTGTACCTTTAACAATCTTAGCTGGATTGCCCGAAGGGAGAGAGTCCTTGGTTGCAAAGTTGGTTGTCTTAGTATAATTAGACATTTAGATAAGTCTCCCTAATAGAGCGTGTATGTCGATTTTTTGAATAGAAAAAGCAGCATCGTTAATCTCGGCTTCAAGACCAATAGTCACTACCTCACCACTGCCGCTGGTGTTAACCCTTGGTGTGTTGATAAGAATAGAAGAGGTGTACTCGCCTGTAGTGTTATACTCAGTAACACCATACTCAGCAATACTGCTAGAGCCGAAGGTAAAGACCTGCTTAGTGTATGAAGACGTGTAGTCATAACCCCAGTTAAGTGTAGTAGGTGTGTTCTGACCACCAATGATAGTCAAGTTAAACTTCTTCAGGAACTTCAGATTAGATGTGTTGCCAAAGTCCATAGGATTACTAAAGTAACGCATCTCGTACTTTACAGTTCCGTCTAAGTAACCTTCGTACTTAACAATGCCTGAAGAGATGCCTATGTATATATCACCACCCTCTAGCACAGCAAAAGACAGAGGGTACAAACCAGACCATGTAGTAGCTCTGTGTGACCCATCCTCTAGCTGCCTACGCATGTCAAAGCAGTAGACAATATTGCTGTCAGGTAGTGTTAACAGGTAGAAGGCTTCTTCAGAGCTGTACAGTGACTTGATAGCATTAGTCTGTAAAGGGATCAAAGACACCAAATCAGTGCGTACATTCTTGCTGATGTCACGCATAGGCATGGACTTCTCTTGCACAGTCCTGCCAAAGCTACGTACACCTGTCTCAGACAAGAACAATATATCAGTACCTGTATGTTGTACTGAGTCACGAGCTATGCAACCAACGCCTTCTATGGTGTCTGTAAGCGTCATAGAGGCAGGAGAGGAGGCTCCTGAGTACACCAGTATAGACTTCTTACCAAAGATGATTAGGAAGCCATTGTGGGCCGCTAGAGCCGTTATCTCGTCAAAGCCTGTAGGCCATACCAGAGTAACGTCTAACGAACCTGTAGCGCCTCCTGTCCAAGCATGGCCGTTTAATGTATCAGACCAGTAGACAGTGTGCTTGTTACCTGTAACGTCAGCTACCCACAGTTTACCGTAGGCTGCTAAGACTTCATTACCTTGTGGAGCTACGCCTGTACTGTGGCTGTGTCCTGACATAGTTTCTAGAACAAAAGAGCCTGACGCATCTGTGCCTATTAGTGGCTCGTGACCTCTCTGGAACATGTAGACATGATTGTTCAGTGTTACTGTTTTCCAGTTGTTAGCTGCAGGGGTGTAACCGCTGGGTGTAATGTCTGTTAAGGTTGTAGTGCCTGAGAATACTTTATTGTTACCCGCTGACAACACAACCTTGTCACCAGAGTTATCAACGTATTCGTATACAGTTTCTATGCCACGGCTGCTACCTAGTACAGAAGAGCCATTGGTAGAGACAGCTTCCCATCCCTTACGCGCACCTACACGACCCAGCTTGTCAATAACACAGTTGTCTGCAACAGCAGCAAACGAAGGGCCAAGACCGATAGGCGAGTCCTGTGTGTTAAGGCCAGCAAATCCCGGTGCAGCTACTGTAATGTTCTGTAGTTGTTGTGCCATTTAAGAAGTCCAGATAGTTTCACTAGGGAATCTAGCTGCATCCATAGCGATTGCATCAGCTAGTGTGGAGTCAGCAATACTGTATAGCTCTTGTGCGGAAGCACCGCCAGTCTCGCCACGCTCTCGTGCAGCCAGAGCTACAGCATAGTGGATGACAGGTGCTGACGGTACGTTAAGGACTGAAACATCATCAGTAAACGCAGCGTCTCTGTTGACCACGTTAAAGCGTAAGTCATAGACATCGTTAGGAATAGGATACACATCAACAATAGCATAGCCGCTTTCGTTAAAACCATTCCAAGAGTAGTAACAAGGGGAGCTTCTTGCTGGCTCGCCGTTGAGGAAAGAGTTGTTCATCCAAGATGATGAGGCTTGTTTCATAAAGACATTAGAGGTGTCGTTGATAACGTCTAGTGTCTTGAGAGCAGAACCAGAACCTACGAGAGCATAGCTAAAAACATTAGCAGAAGTCTGCACAGTAAGTGTAGTACGTAACGAAGACCAGTCCCATGAATCTTCTACAATGCGTTTAGCATCGTTAACAAACTCTCCAATAAGTTTAGAGTAGCTGTTCTGAGCTACAGTAGTTACTTCGTCCTCTCTCAGCCTACGTAGTACGCTGTTAACTAGTTGTAAGTACGTCATTAGAAATTATAGCTCCGTCCAAGTATTGGGTCTTCAAAAAAGTTCTCTGCTGGTGCGTTTAAATCTACGTATTCCAAAGGCTCTACGTCTACGCCAATCTCTGTTTGAAATTTAAACAGTTCGTCTTTAAACAAATCATCTGTAGTGCGTGTAGCTGAAAGCTGTGGAATAGCTACAGCGCCTGCACCTGTAAGCAAACCACCTAAGTTTAAGTCTAGGCTAGGCAGGTTTACACTAGGTAGGTCTATGTCTGGCAGAGCCTGTCTAACTGCTGTGTCTAAGTCTGACAACACATCACCAGCGCCTTGTGCTACATCTTCAACAATATCACCAACAGGTCTAGCAACGTCTTCTACTGCTTCTACAATAGGTCCACCAGCGTCTTCAACTAGCTGCACTAGAGGTCTGCCGATGTTCTCTACAAATTCTACAATAGGCTCAATAATAGCTTTAAGACCACTTAGGTCAATATCTAGATCAACGGAAGGTAGATCAACAGAGCCTAGTGTACCGCCTTCTCTGATGTACTTGCCTAGTCCTTGCACTAAAGCATCGTCTAGGTCTGTTCCGCCAGCTACTTCACTAACAACCTTACCTACGCCAGCTTGGAAATCATCATACTGAATACCAGCGTTCTCAATAGTTGCTTGATCTAGTCCTATTTTGTCTAAGCCACCTGTAATAAGGTCATCACCTACTAAAGCAAGAGCAGCGCCTTCAGCATCTCCTGCGGCTGCTACGTTTAAGGCAGTCTGTGTTTGTCCGTAGGTAGAGCCGAACAAGCCTGTGCCTGTGTTTGGCATAGGTGTGCCTACTTGTCCTTCTGGCATAGCGTCTAAGGTAGGAGCTTTAATAACGCCTGACATCTCTAACCCAGTCAACAAACTGCTGGCTATTTCAACAGGAGATAGCTTTTCACCAGTAGCTGCTTTAGCCGCTGTAGTTGCTAATCCAACAGCAGGGTTAAGCATGCCTATTACAGACAGGACAGGGTTGTTTAGAAACTTAGAGACTCCGCTAGGCTCTGGCGGGTCTTCAACCCACACCATAGAATACTCACCAACCTTAGAAGTTCCTCCGCTGATATCTATGAAAGAACCACGCTTCATTAAGTCTCTATACTGTTCGCGTTCTTCGTCAGTAAAACCTTGTTGTAAATCAGTGTTACCCAGCAAAGGAGGTTGCTTCATATAAAGATTATCAGCATCATAACCGTAGTCATAATCTAACTCTATAGGGCTGTCTGCTTTCTGAGTTAAAGGTACTTTGTAGGTTCTAACAGCTTCTATAAAAGGATTGCCTACTTGCTGATCTAACAAATAACCTGAAGTCGTAGTACCATATAGCGCACCACGACCCGGATCATGGGCTGTCAAGACTTTTCTTTTAGCTTCTGCACTTGTGTCAGCACTTGCTAAACTTCTTTCGTAAAAACTAGCAAGATCAAAGTCTGGATTAGCAGCACGTTGTTCTTCTCTTCTTAGCTCCGTTTCAGCAATACGAGCATCACGAGCTTCGTCAACAACTGTCCTTTCAGCCATAGACATGTCGGAATACAACTTAGCACCGCCACCACCAGTAACAACAGGTTGACGGCTTTGACCAATAACCTTACCGGTGCCATCTGTAATGTCTACCATTCTAAACGCTGTAGAACTAGGGAAAGTATCCACAGTAGAAGCAAACGGGTCAGCACCTAAGTTGACAAACTCTTCTTCTTGTTGTTGTTGTTGTGATATGGGGGCAATAGAATCTACAACAGGTCGCTTCTCCTTTCTAACAGGAATACGAAAACCGCTAGATTTTACTTCAGTACCTCTTGCCATTATCGTTCTCTCTGTACGTTCTTAGTCTTTTCCACTGTACGCATAGCGCCTAAGCCCAACATACCCATCAGTACACTTGTAAGTAAGGAGCTATCAACAGGCGGGACAGTAAACCATATGCCTAGTATAGGAGCTAAGATAGTAGAATAGAATAAAGCCAGTCCACATATCCATCCTATAGCTGGCCGCCAGCCTGCGACAAATAAACTCTTGTGTGCAGCCTCAGTCTTGTTGACCTCTAGCTGACCCTTAAGTAGTTCTTGAGCATGCTTCTCAGCCATAGTAGATAGTTCAAAGGCTATAGCGTTCTTTTTGTCTTTATCCTCTATGAACTTATCTAAAAGTCCAGTCACTGGCCCTATCAAACTATTTAAAATACTCATATATTATACACTATTTTTAGTTAGAAGTCAACATAAAGTGTAGACTTTGTACACTTTTATGTACATATAAGTGTTACTCAGAGTCCTTTGTGTCGTCACCGTGTACAAGTTTCTGTACAGTATCTGACTCGTATATCCTTATACCTAACCATACTATTGTTAGTATAGAAGCTGTTGGCGGCAACCACGCTGCCAAAGAAAGCACTGCTGTAGACGCGGCTGCTACATCAATAACTTGTTTTGTTTCTTCAACCATGTTTAAATCCTTTAAAGGCTTGCAAAGTAAATGAATACGTATACTAAAATAGGAATTAACGCGATAGACGTCCCTACTATAATAATAAACTGTTTTAATAGTTTTATATTCTCACGTTTCCTAGCTGCCGCTACACGCTCTTTTCTTTCTCTTTCCTTACGACACACTGCTTGGTAGTTTAACCAATCGGAATACATATCAGGACGACCTGCGTATATCATGTAGTCCTTTAGCCAAACCTCTTGCTCTTTAATCTTCTCAAGAGCCATGAAAGCGTCTAGGTCTGACTTACCTTTTTCTGCTACACGTTTAGCTATAGCACTCTTGTTGTCAAAGAATTGAGTAGCCGCTGCCGAACAATCGTATAACTCTTTACCGTTGCTTAGTGCGGTTTTGAGAATACCAAAGGCGGCGTTGGCTGCTGCAATCTCTGCTAACATTTACCAAGGTGTTCCAACGCTAATCGCTGGAGCTTTAGAATCTGCAATCTGACTAGCAATGCTTTCTTCAATAGCGTCAGCATCTACGTCTTCTTTGACCCAGCCTACTACAGCTTCTTCAGTAAGGTCTGCATAGGGTACATAGCCTTCAGCGTCTGCGTCAGGAGTAAAGCTAGCAGTGCCGTAAGAGCTACCTGAGTGTGTTACAGCGTCATCACCAGAGCCAACTACTTCGCTGTCTGATGCGCGCCAATGTGCTACTACAAC